AACCAATCTGACATTTAACTTAGCTTTAATAACTCGCTCCATAATGTGAACAAGCCATTGTTTACATACTATAGCACCAGCACCTTGAAGTAAAGTATTAACTGCGGCATGTTCTGATCTAATGTGTAATAGTCTACCATCTAGGGCCGGAACCGTACCTTTAGATGACCACATAGCTACTTGTTCTCTTAATCTTTTTAANGCTGGCATGTTATTTAAGAACTTAGTTATTAGTTGCTGTCCTTTCTTAGGACCACCACCAACTACCTTACCAATCTTAGTTGCACCTGCACCATATAGAAAGGCATAGATAAAAGTCTTGGCTTGATCTCTGGTCTGTAGTCCTGCTGCTTGTTGATTAGCTGTGTGTACATCACCTGTTAATACGATGTTCGTATACTCAGGGTCATTCATNTAGTGTGCCAAGCATCTTANTTCAAGNCCACTGGCATCCACACCTACCAAGCGATATTTAGATTCATCATCCACTGTCCATAATCCCCTGCATTCTTTGCCGTAAGGACTATAGATAGCGGGAACTTGTGCCATATTAGGAACTGCATGAGCCATCCTTCCAGTTACTGTACGAAGTGTCATTACTTTACCTCGCACACGGTTGTCATCTTCACAGGCATTAATCCATGCCTTTATCAAACCAGTACGTTTCTGTAATAAGAAGTACCGATTAAACATCTTAGCTTCGGGCATATCAATCTTTGATAAGACTGCTTCATTAATAATTACATTACCCTTATCAGTCATCTGCTTGGGCTTCCACCCTTTAGCCTGTAGTCTCTCAGCTATCTGCTTACGACTTGCTATGTTAAAAGGTATGTACTTAGTCTTGGTCTTTAGTTCAATTACATTTGGTTCAAAGTCTTCTTCTGCTTTACGTTCTAGCTCATGTAGTTCATCTTGTAACTGAGCCTGTAGAATCATAGCTTCTTTTAATTTAAAAGCAAAGCCATTATTCTGCTGTTTATCTATAATAGCTCTGACCTTACACTCTAGCTCATAGGCTTTAGATTTAAAAGCTTTACCTTCNTTCTCTAGCTCCTGTGCTACACGCCGTGTGACTTCTGTATCACGTTTACAATACTCCAACATCTCAGGTGAGTACTCTGAGAAGTCATGGAAGTCACCCTTCTCAAGGCCAAGGCTCTTGCCCCATGCCTCAAGAGAATGACCACCATCCCTTATTGGATTGTAAAGCTGTGACTCAATAAGAGTATCACGTATTTGATTGAGCTTTATATTACATCCAAGTAGGCGATTCAGGACAGGAGCATCGAAGCTAATACCATTGTGCATTACAAAGGTATCTATCTGCTGCGACCAACTAGCAAACTTCGAACACTCCTGCCCTACCCACGCCTTAACTTTATTTGTTTCATAACTCCTTGCTACGATACAGTGTATCTTTGTTGCATTCAAACTGTCTGTTTCAATATCAACTATAGCTGTTGTCATTCTACTTCAATGAGACAGGCATCCTCTACATTAATGTGGAAGAACTTCTCACCCTTTCTGATGTTCCTATTAGACACTTCTTTTACTTCGCAGTCAAGTAAAATATTTGCGTCAATATGCCACGCCTGTTTACAATCGTTACGCCACACTATGAATGTGAAGAGTGCATCAGGGTATTGCTCTTTCCACTTAGTAAGTAAGCGGCTCTTGCGATAAGGTATTCGTATCTCTCTCCAGAAAGGATTCCACTCACCTTTCCAAGAATACTTTACCTCTACTTCATAAAGGTGATGAATATTTTCTGTAGCTTTGCAGATAATATCAAAGTCTTTCCTCTCTGTTGTGTCTACAGTAGTGTAGTTCATATCTTTAATGTACTTCAAGGTAGCAGACTTTGCATCTCTATCTGCTACTTCATATAAAGCTTTATCAAACTGTTTACGCTTGCCTATTGTGTTCATTGTTACTTTCCATTTGGTTTTTAAAAAATTTTCCCACATCTAAAACTTGTTGAGGCGTAGCAGATGTCATAATCATATTAGCTAGAGAAGATACCCAAATTATATTACCCTTGATATAACCTTTTGAATTATCAATACGATCAACACTAGGAGAAGTCGCTCTACCACCTTCACTTCCTATTTGAAATTTTATTCCTAGTGCAGGACACTTATTATCTTTAGGATATATATCTTTAAGATACTTCTTAGTCAAGTTAAAATCAAAACTTTTTTCTTTTGACCTTACCCTTAGAGTACTCAGTCTGTCTGCAAAGAAAGCATCGGAACCTAAGACACTAATTTTTTCTTTCCATCTTTGATTTTGAACTTTACCTTGTTCAGGATGTGTAGCAGTATATTTTCTTCTCCTAGCTTTTTCTTTTTCTCTAAACTCAGGATCATTTTGATATCGGCTTTTTTTCTTTTCTTTATAATATTTTCTTTCCTTATCTTTATCTACCCAAGCCATCACTCATCCTCCATAAAAGGGTTATCAATCTGTGTCATCCTGCCAGTTTCTTTATTGTAGTGTAAGTAACAAGCCACACCTGTGTCACCAGTGTACCTGTTCTTTAGAATACGTATGGTGGTGGTGTTGGCGGCTTGTTCATCGTCTGCTTGCTGGTTACGTTCCAAGGCTATGACGGCATCACTTAGATGTGCAATGCTGGCAGAGCCACGTAGGTGTGAGAGAGATACCTCACGCCCATCCTCATGACCACGATCACCACTTGGCCTTCGCAGGTGGCTGACAAGCAACAAGCCTATGCCTGTCTCCTCCACCAAGGACCGTAACTTAGTCATTANAATATCAATTGACTTACGTTCATCACCATTATCTTCTTGACCGGATACCAAGATACTNAGGTGATCNANTATCACCCACTTAGTCTCCAATGCTTTAGCCATGTAGCGTACACGGGCTAGGATTTCATCGTTACTGATTGAACCAAAGTGATCGAAGGCAAAGAACCTTTTACTGCCTACAGTTTTCTTCTGCCACTCACGTAACTGTTCCTTGGTATATTGATCACGTACCTCTTTGATGTAGAGCCTAGCGTTAGCCTCAACACTCATGATGTTGAAGGCTGTGTTACGAATGCTCTCTTCCATTGCTAACACACCAATGTTATCCTTGGTGTTCATCATGAGGTGGTGCATGAGTTCACGCATGATGCTTGACTTGCCCATACCAGCCCCACTGGTGAACGTGACAAGCTCACCTGTCCTCATACCATAGGTCTTCTCATTGAGATTAGACCAAGGGTACAGACAAGTCTCACAATAGCTTTCATCATAGAGGCTATCACCAAGATCATGTAGATTGATAATGCCAGCAGGAGTAAAAGGTTTTGCGGCCCACCAAGCATTGATAAAGTCTTCTGACCTCATGCCTACCTTGAGGCACTCATTGGCATCTTTCAAGTCAAGTTGCATGATCCGGCACTTGTTAGGCTCAAAGATTTCAGCGACCTCATTAGCTGCTTTCTTACCTGCCTTGTCATTATCAAAACACAATACAATATTACCAAATTGATTTAGGTATTCAAACGATTGCTTGCAGTTTGATACGGCTGATGCCGCACCATTCTTGAGTGAGACAACAGGCCATTGAGAACCCATTAGCTGATAGGCAGACATAGCATCTACCTCGCCCTCTGTAATGGTAATGAACTTTGCCTTTTGGGTAAANACATTCTGACCAAACAGACCAGCCTCACTCATGCTACCCTCAGACCAGAACTTTTTATTGGCAGTGTCACGCACCTTATTACAAATGTGATTACCCTTACTATCATAGTACTGATAGACGTGATGCGTTGTCATTGACCCCTTCTTCTTTGTCAGGGTATTGAATTTTTTAGCTGTATCCTTTGTGATCTTACGATCAGGTATATCATTGTACTCAGCAAGTCTTGTAGAGCTAAGACTGTTAGAGTGTGTCGGTTGTACTGTAGCCATAGTGGTTACTTTCTTTGCAGGTTTATGTGTTTTACAACTGTAACAATAGGTGTGACCATCGGGGTAATGATGGTTGGCGTCGGATGATCCACACTCATCGCATGGGCCTTTGTATCCGCTTTCTTCTGGTTGCATTGGTCTTTCCTTTCGTAATTGAATATGCTTCAGAAGGTTTTACTCTTAACATATAGCACAGACTAGCCCTGTCGTCAAGTTCTTTCTGCGCTTCACGTTTAGTTCTACATCTTTGTACTACATTATCTTTGTAGACTAGACTATACATCTTCAAAAGTTTCTTTCCAAAGATTATCTACAAAGTCTTCTTTGTCTGCCATGACTTCGTTGATCTCAATCTTGGCTAACTGCCTAGCTTCTTTTGCATCATAGCCTTCTTCTTTATACTGACGCATATAGTTTTTAAATAAAGTTGCTCTGTCTTTCTGCCAAAAATTCTTAGTCATTTTCATGATCCTCTATAAATTGTCTGACATCATCAATGTTTGTAGGTTCATAGCCGTTGTCAAGCATCATGTACCACAGATCACCGGGATATCCAAGAGATTTTCTTAGTGTCTCTTGTCTTTCTTTCCAGTGCTTATAAAAATTAATTATCTCTGCCGTCATCCAACTCAGCCCATGAATTACCAATACCATTCTCTTGTCGTGCCATAGATAATTCTTTTCTTAATTGTTTGATAGTATTATTTGATTCTCTTAGCTGTGCTTTCAGCTTACTAATATTAGTATGTAACTGAGAGACAAGCACAGTATATTCTTCAGTGAACTCTGTCAATTCTAATCTCCCCTGTTTCAAAACTTGTTGCTTCTTCAATACCCAATTTACTTAAAAACTTTATTGCTTCTCCCTCTGTAGGGAACTTCATTGGAAAGCCTGTTGGTGTTGTGAGTAAATCAAAACAATCAAAGTCATCTATATCTTTATGCGCTTCTTTAATTATATCTTGAACTATAACAAACATATTTACCTTTCTAAACTTCTAGAAATTCTAGAACTTTATCTTTTATAAAATATATGTTTACCTATTCTAGTTATTCTTTTCATCTTAGTAGACCAATTAGGTTGGACATAAAAAGCATGATAGTGTGTTGCCCCATTGAGTAAAGATATGGATGCTCCACCCAATACTAGGTTGGCTGCATTGACAGCTTCATCATACGCATTATAGTTGTACATCTTTTCTGTCTTACCATCGCACCAATAACTGAAGGCACATTTATTTTTTACTGGATTACCTTTCCAATACTTACCTGATTGAACCACACTACATATAGTATTAGGGAATGATTTACTCTCAAGTCTTTGTAGTATGACACTGCCTACTGCTAACTGTCCTATAAAACTTTCACCCCTTGCTTCAAAATAAATAGCTTGAACTAAGCAAAGCTCTTCTTTGTTAAGATTAAATTGATCAGGAACTGAGAAAGGTTTTGCATTTATAGAACTACTTAATAGTAATAATATTATTATTGATTTAAACATTACATAAACTTTCTTTTACCAACAAACTTATTTAAATCTTTCTCAGTAAAAGCTATTTCTTTTTCAATAGCTGTACGTATTGAGACTAAGCATTGTAGTTTCTCTGAAAAGTCTAGGGAGTTATAGTCTTCCTTCATAATTAATGTAGGACTCCCACTTTGCTTTGCTACTTCCATTATAACAGACATTAGTTTTTTCCCTCTAATTCATCTAAATTAAATACTTTACCAAAGTTATCTATAAGTGGATTATCTTTTTCTATTATACCACCTACTACTTCTCTTTCTATATCATTAAGAGATAGCTCAGACCAATATATTTCCAGTGCTTTAGTATCTCTTCTGGCCTTGAACATGTGATACTCACCAGCCGGAACTATAGCTACATCTTCATTGTATAAAACTGTAACATCAACCAAGTCATAATCTTTCCAACGGTGTATCTCAAGCTCACCCTCTTCTACATAGAAGGCGTTGATCTTTGACTGATGTCTATGCTTAGAACAATAGCCACCAATATTAACAAAAATACTATGCACCTCTAACATAGGACGTTGGATAAGGGGCATCGTTGTCCCCCACACCTTACCCTCTACTACACTCATTTGCTTACCTCATTAGATTGTTCTTCAAGACCATTTAGAAAACCGTTTATATCAGATAACTTAATATCTGTCAAGCTATTTATTTTTAGACCAGAGAAGACACATACATCTACTACATAATCTGCTAGAGAATTAGGTACTTCATCGTGAGATTTAAAATTAAATTTATTCATCAGTATTTCCAATCAATTTCAAGCCAATCATTTTTATCAACAGATG